CAGATGATGACGCCTGAGATACGCAGCAACATCATCGAGGGTCAAATCCCGCTGAAGGTGGATGACGCCAACGAGGCAGCGCCACGCGTGACCAATGGCAGTGGCGGTGAGATCGATCCGGTCATGATGCAGGGACCGGGTGCGCCATTGCCGGAAGCCGGCTTCGACATGAGCGAAGAACCGTGAGGGTCTGATGGTTGATCCCGTCAAGGTAACGCTAACTGGTGAAGATAAGACGGCAGCGGCGTTCTCGTCGGCGACGAAGAACGCGCAGGCCTTGACCAAGGAATTGGAGAAGCAAGCCGGCGTCAATGAGAGCATGGCGCGCGCGTTGCAGAAGCGCGCCAAGGATACCAACAAGTCCTACGACGACATGCTGCGGTGGTCGATAGCTGCGCAGAAACAGAATGAGGACTACTGGAGGACACACAGGGCTGGATCACAGCAAGTCGTCAGCGACAACCAGAGACAAGCGACCGCGATCAAGGGCGTAGGAGCCGAACTGGTCAGCATGGCCAAGGGTTATCTTACGGTTACCGGGGCTATCGAAGCGGCGCGACGTTCGTTCCTCGGCTTTGCCGAGACCGAAAAGAAGATGCTGTTGTTGCAGAACCAGACCAAGGCAACGAGCGCCGAGATCAAGAAGTTCGAAGTACAGATCAAGCAAACCAGTCAGGACACCGCGACAGACTTTGATGAGAGTCTTGCCGCCGCCAACAGGCTGCGGACCGGTTTGAACATCACGATGGAGGAAGCGGTCAGGAGATTGCCGAGACTGAACATCGTGGCGCAGGGCATGGGCGTCGGTGTCGAACAATTGGCCAAACTCACGACCGGCATGATGCGCAACCTGAACATTCCAGCCAACCAGTTCGGTCAGGCGCTGGAGATTATTTCGGCAAGCGCACGTGATGCCAATGTCGATGTCAAAGACTTGGTACAGAACGGCACCGAGGTTGCCGAGGTCGCGAAGCAAATCGGTTATCACGGCCTCAATGGTCTCGCGCGCGTGCAGACGCTGATCGGTGTCGCCACTAACATCACGGATGATACTTCCAAGGCTGCGCGGCTGGTGCAACAAACTTTGCAGAGCCTTGAATCCGAAAGCATGGGCGCGGCGTTCGGGCGCACGCCCGGTGTCTGGAAGAAAGAACTAGACGACGTCAAAGCGAAGGAGGGCGACGTCAGCGGCTACGTGGTCGGCCTGTTGAAGAACCGGCGCGATCAGAAGTCGATCACCGACAAGATGGACGTCAAGCAACGGTTGTTCATCAACAAGCTGATCGAGGACGACAACGGCAAGATCGGCCAGACGATCAAGCTATTGAAGGATCAGGCGAACGGGACGCAAGCGATCAAGGATGGCATGAACGTACTCGCCGGATCGTCCAGCGGCGTTGATGCGATGAAGGTCTCCATTAAAGGTCTGGCCGATGAATTCGGCAACTTGCTGGCGCAACTCGGCGTGCCGCAGGTCATCATCATCTTTACCGAGAAACTGCGAGCCCTCGGCGACTCCATCAAATACGTTGCCGAGTGGATCGCCTACGCAAAGGGCGAAGGACCACGCCCGGAGATCAACATCATCGGGCCGCACGGCCTGACGATGCCGACGCCGAAGTCGGTCGGCGAAGGCATGATGGGGAAGCACGAACTCGAAGTCGGCAAGAAACGTCTAGAAGAGACGCTCAAGAACGAGAACGTGCCGGCACCTGCACCTGCACGACCTGCCTATGGACCGGGTTCGACGGCACCTCGCACGGGCCCCGGCGCTCCTCTCGGGGCCGCCCCCGGGACCCCGGGCTATCAGCCATCGTCGTATCAGGGCGGCTATCGTGGCTACGGTGGCGCGGCTGACTCGGCCTACATACCGGCTGACTTCCGCAACGCTGCCGGCGGCGGCTTGCTGCATCGCGCATCGCTCGGCGGTGGTGGTAGTGGCGGTGGCGGCAGCCAGTACTCGCCAGCGGGGCCGGGCATGACGGGCACCGGTTACGGCGGCGGTGGCGGCGCGATGCTTCCAGCGGCACCGGGCGGTGGCGGCGGCGGCCAGCCCGGCACACCGGGCGTTGGTGCCGCGCGTGGCCGGGTTGGCAAAGGCGGCGATCCACGCGGTATGGAGGAGCATATCCGCGCGACCGCCGTGAAGTACGGCATTGACCCCGACACCGCCGTCGCGGTTGCGAAGTCGGAAGGCCTCTCGACATTCCAGTCGTCGGTGAAGCGCGGCGGCAAAGGCAGTTATCAGGGACGCGAGGACAGTTGGGGTGCCTTCCAACTCTACATGGGCGGCGGGCTCGGCAACCAATTCCAGAAAGAGACCGGGCTCGATCCGCGCGATCCCGCCAACGAGAAGGCTGGTATCGACTTCGCGCTGAAGCATGCCAGCAAGAAGGGCTGGGGCTCGTGGTACGGCGCGCGCAACACCGGCATCGGCAACTTCGCCGGCATCGGCGGCAATGCCGGCGTCGGTTCGGAGCGCGGCAGGGTGGCGCGCGCACCAGCGGAGACGTCAGTGGACACCGTCGCGCGCGGCGAGCGCGTGGCCCGTCCCGGCGAAGGCGGTGGCGACCGCGTGCAGGCTGGTCGTGATCTTCGTGGCACCGATCCGCGCCTCACCGAGATCGTCGGTGCGGCGGCGCGCGGTCTGCCGCCCGGCTACACGGTGGCACCGACATCGGGCCGGCGCACGGCAGGACAGGGACAGCACACGCACGGCCTCGCGCAGGACTGGCAGATCATCGATCCCAGCGGCAAGCCGGTGCCCAACCGTGGTGACGACAAGAGCGGGCTGTACACCACGCTGGCGCGCAACGCGTATGGCTATCAGGAAAAGTACCATCCGCAGATGACCGGGAAATTCCAGTGGGGCGGACAGTTCGGCACCTCGGCGCGGAATCCTGACGAGCCCGACCTGATGCACTTCGACTTCGGCGGACGTCGTGGCCGCATCGGTCGCTACTCGCGCGAGGCCATCGGCTCGGCATTGCCGCCGCCAGCGGACGCACCGCCATCCGCCGTTGCAGCCGACGAACCGAAGGGCGAGGGCGCGATACAACAGCGTGAGCGCGAGGGATCGCGCGAGGAACAGATCAACGTCAAGATGAGGGTGAACGACAACGACATGCAATTCGCCCGCTCATCGATGCGCACGCAGGCTGACCGCGAGGTGCGCGAGGCGCGTTGGAATTCATATAGTGACATCGGCGCAGCCTGACTGGGTCGTCACCTACACGATAGAGTTCGCCAACAGCGACATCATGGTCACCGAATTCTTTCGTGGTTGCCATGCTGAGTGCCTGCGCATCCGCGCGCAGAGCGGCGGCGGCGAACACGACATGCAGGTGACCAAGCGACCGTGGAAGCCGATCATCGGACCGGCGCACGAGTGGGATGATTTCTTGAGGAGTTGATCGATGGCCAACTGGGTGATGTTTCAATGGGGACCTATACAGTTTCAGGTCTTTCCGATGAACGTCGACAATTACGCGCACCACACGGGCGCGGACTGGGCCAAGAAGGAGATCGCGGGTGCCGCGATGTACCGGGAATGGGTCGGTGAGGCCGACGAGTCGATCACGCTGAAGGGCAAAGTCTTTCCGCACTTCTTCGCCCGCAAGTCGCGAGCACGAGGCCTCGGGCAACAGACGGATGGGCCGAAGGCGACGCGCGATCCCGAAACCCAGTTGGTGCAGGAGCACGTTGGCAAGGAGCAATCTGCCGGCGGGCTCTATCATCTCGACGTGCTCGACAACATGCGCCGGCTCGGTCAGGCGCACATTCTGATGCGTGGCGACGGCTGGCATTATGGCTGGTACATCATCGAGACGCTGCATCGCGGTCACACGTTTCTGGCGCAGGATGGCATCGGCCAACAGATCGAGTTCGAGGCCGCATTTCAGCGCGTGCCGATCCCCAATGATGCGGCATCCAACACCGTGCAGATGTACAATTCGGGAGCGATCACCGCATGACCGTTGTCTCCTATGATCTCGTGACGGTCGGCTCGGACTACATCACCGCCGACATCATCCTGTGGCGCAGGTATCGCAACCGCGCGCCGCTGATGATCGAGCGCTTGCTGGATGACAATCCACACCTCGCGAAGTGTCACCGCTACTCGCCGTTTCTCCCCGTAGGCACGCAGCTACGCATCCCGATTGATTACGACGTCCTGAGCGGATCGCCGCAACGCAAGAACACCGTCGTGCTATGGGGCAAGACGCCGGAGGGCAACATGACGCAAGGAGCGGCTGAGAATGGTTGAGCATCAGGGACCGCGCCGGCACGCATGGGTGCAGATACTGGTGCACGGTCAGGACATTTCGACCAAGCTATTCCCGTATCTGATCTCGGTGCAGGTGGTGAACACCATCGAGAATGCGATGGACGAATGTCACATCGAGCTCGATGACCGCTATGGCGAGCTCCAGATTCCGCCCGACGATGCCGAGTTGCAGGTGGCGATGGGATGGGCCGGCGAAGGTCCGCGCCTGTTCGATTCCGGTCGCGGTCAGATGGGTTTCACAACGCCGGCTGGCAACGTGCTCGAAATGACACCGCAACAGATCGAACAAGAGGCGAAGTTCGGCGGACCGGGTTTGCGTCTGGTGTTTGACGGCTACGTGACCAACGTCGAGTCGGGCTTTGGCCGGCGCGGTGGCGGTCGGCGGATGTGGATCGAGGCCAAGGGCCACAACGACAAGGGCAACGCGAAAGAGACGCAGAAGGATTATCTCGGGGCCGGCAAGGAGAGTGACGAGGAAAGCGGTGTTGGTGGCGGCGAGGGTGCCAGTGGTGTCGGTGGCGGCGGCGCTCCCGGCAGCGGACAGATTCCGCTCAAGGACATGATGACCAAGGTGTTCGGCATGGCCGGGATGCAGGTCGTGATGTCGCCATCGATGGAGAAGATTTCGCGCGACTACTGGAGCATCAACGACAGCGCGCAGAACTTCGGCAGGCGCATGGCGGCGGAGAACGGCGGCATCTTCAAGATCATGAAGAAC